CGACGTTCAAGCATTGAAAACACAGAAAATGAAGAGGGAGACCTCTGTGCCCCGACCTCACGACACACCATCAGTTAGAACACGCTGATGTATGTCGCACAAGTCGACAGCCACCATCCGTTCCAACAACGGGTGCACTATGTACGCGTCGGGAGGGGCATCACGGATCATGTTCTCCAAAGATGCAACCTCGAGTGCGTTTGTATCATAGCGCCGGTGAAACCACGGAGCCAAGTCAGCGTCCGGCGCGTAAACGCCGTGGTACTTGTATCCGCGGGACGAATAAATCGTCTCACCGCGTGTCGCGAATGGCCGAAGGAACTCTCTCACTACAGGGACAATCCGGCACGTTGGCATAAGTCCGAGGGCAACTCCTCGGCGATACGCAACAACGTGTCGGCGCGATGGTGGATTCACTGTCCACCACAGCTTTGCCAAGAGCTTACCCGGTTTCGGAATAAATACGAAACCGGTAGGCACCTCAACAAACGTCCCGGAGATGAAACTCGTATCCTCGGGGCACGTGAACTTCCGTGCCTCGGGGCGGATCCCCATCTCACTTTCCATGGACATCACCAATGCGATGTCGAAATCCCCGTACACGGCTACAATCAAGTCGTCACCCGCAACCATAATGGAACAAGCTATTCCAAGTCGGTTGAAGACGCTGACGGCGATTGCTGCGTTCACGAGGGAATTGCCCAAAGTCGTGTCGTTGTGCCCAGACTTGACAGTGCCTTTCACCTTGTACTTGAACAAACGCGCGCGCACACGGCCGGGACTGCGGTAGTAACACGACACGTCGATACACGATTCAGCGAATTCAGCTAGCGCGGGATCCACGCAGCGATACATCGCACATCGGAATTCGGCGTGTGGTGCAGACATAGTCGCGTCCCAACACTTGCCATCGCGCTCGTAGAAGCACTTCGCGCCACGCCTTACGACAACTGCCATCCACTCTCCTATCTCACGCGAATTCATGCCGCTGCCAAAAGTAACATCACAAACACCCATTTTATGAAAACGGAAACGTTCGGTCATAACCTTTTGGAGCGCATAGAACTGGCATGCGAATTCGGATTGTGTACGCAGATTGAAGTAAAACTGGATAAGGCGCGCTTTGGTGGGGAACGCCGAGAGACACTCACGCTTGACGTCCACTTGGCACAAACCGGGGAGGAGCCGGTGCCCATGCTCGATGGAATACAGGATCTCCGCTTGTTTCCGTTGATTCCATTTCGCAAGCCACGTTGCGAACACGAGCATGGGGTGCTCGGAGTAGTCTGCCACGAGCCCGCGCATCGCCAACGCAAACATTTCGAAAACATCTTCGAAACCGTGCGTTACGGCGGGCTGCACAACACCATGTCGGTGACATAAGGCGTTGTGCGCGTTGCAAACACATTTCCGACACACCCAGCAGGGGTGAATGAGGGGTCCCACAC